CTCAAGATCCTTGCACACGACGAATCAGGCAAGTGGGAGCGTCCCGACAACATCCTCAACAACTGGCGTGTCACGAAAACAACATTAAGATTAGGTAGTAGAATAATAGGTAGATGTATGATGGGTTCAACATCTAATGCATTAGATAAAGGAGGCTCTAATTTTAAAAAACTATATGATGCATCAGACGTCACACAAAGAAACAGAAATGGTCAGACTAATTCAGGACTCTATAGTTTGTTCATTCCTATGGAATGGAATTACGAAGGATACATCGACACTTATGGATTTCCTGTATTCGACACTCCAAAAAAACCCGTCAAGAGCATTGATGGATCCAAAATTCAGATCGGAGTTATCTCGCATTGGGAAAATGAAGTTGAAGGTTTAAAAAATGATCAAGATGGTTTAAATGAGTTTTATCGTCAATTTCCACGCACCGAAAAACATGCTTTTAGAGATGAAGCAAAACAATCTTTATTTAATCTTACTAAGATTTATGAACAAATAGATTATAATGAAGATTTAAGAAATACAAACATTGTAACTCAAGGTAGTTTTCATTGGGAAAACGGCATCAAAGATACAAGAGTAATATTTGTACCTAATAACAATGGAAGATTTTATATATCATGGATTCCACCTGCTGAATTACAAAATAAACATTTAATTAAAAATGGTATCAGATATCCAGGTAATGATCATACCGGTGCTTTTGGTTGTGACTCTTACGATATTTCTGGAACAGTAGATGGTAGAGGTTCAAAAGGTGCATTACACGGATTAACTAAATTTTCAATGGAGGACGTTCCTCCTAATACATTTTTTTTAGAATATGTAGCTAGACCACAAACAGCTGAAATTTTCTTTGAAGATGTTTTAATGGCTTTAGTTTTTTATGGTATGCCAATGTTAGCAGAAAATAACAAACCTAGATTGTTATATTACTTAAAAAGACGAGGATACAGGGGATATTCTATAAATAGGCCAGACAAGTCTTACAATAAACTATCTGTAACAGAAAGAGAAATAGGTGGTATACCTAATACAAGTGAAGATATTAAACAGGCGCATGCAGCCGCTATAGAAGATTACATTGAAAATTTTATTGGAATTAACAATGATGGCCACGGAGATATGTATTTTCAAAGAACTTTAGAAGATTGGGCTAGATTTAATATAAATAATAGAACCCAGCATGATGCTTCAATAAGTTCTGGTTTAGCTATAATGGCTTGCAATAAAAATAGGTATGCACCACATGCAAAAAGAACTATATCAAAACTTCCTTTAGGTTTTATTAAATATGATAATGAAGGGGTAAATTCAAAAATAATGAAAATCAATGGTTAACATTAACTATAACAGCAGTTTTCCAGATCAGGTAGTACCTGAAGAAGAGAAAAATTCTTTCGAATATGGTTTAGCAGTGGCTCAAGCTATTGAACACGAGTGGTTTAGAAATAGTAGTGGACAAAATAGGTTTATGGATAATTTTCAAAACTTTAATAGACTAAGATTGTATGCTAGAGGTGAACAACCAGTACAAAAATATAAAGATGAATTAGCTATAAATGGTGATTTGTCTTATCTTAATTTAGACTGGACACCAGTGCCTGTACTATCAAAATTTGTAGATATAGTTGTTAATGGTATGACTGAAAGAGGTTATGAAATAAAATCATTTGCAATTGATCCTTTTGGTATTAAAACTAGAACCGATTATGCTGAAGCAGCATTAAGAGATATAACACAAAAATCAAGCATACAAAATTTAACTCAGCAGACTGGTAGAGATTATTATGCTTCATCAAATCCACAAGAGTTACCTGAAAATCCAGAAGAATTAGATTTATTTATGCAATTGTCATACAAGCAAAGTATTGAGATTGCGGAAGAAGAAGTAATAGAAAAAGTATTAAAATACAATAAGTTTGATCAAATAAAAAAACAAATAGCTTATGATTTAGTTGTTTTAGGTATTGGTGCTTGTAAAACTAATTTTAATTTGTCTGAAGGTATAACTACAGAATATGTAAATCCAGCTAATACTGTTTGGTCATATACTGATGATCCAAATTTTGAAGATTTATATTATGTAGGTGAAGTAAAAAACTTATCTTTACCCGAAGTAAAAAGGCAATTTCCTAATTTAACTAATTCTGAGTTAGAACAAATACAAAAATATCCTGGTAGAAATTCTTATCAAAATGGTTATTTTGGACAAAACCAACAAGATCAAGTTCAAGTATTGTTTTTTGAGTATAAAACATATCATGATCAAGTTTTTAAAATAAAACAAACGGACCAAGGTTTAGAAAAAACATTAGAAAAACAAGATACATTTAATCCACCACCTAATGATAATTTTGAAAGAGTATCTAGATCTATTGAGGTTTTATATACTGGGGCTAAAGTTTTAGGTTTAGGTGATACAATGCTAGAATGGAAGTTAGCGGAAAATATGACAAGACCTACGGCTGATACTACAAAGGTTAATATGAATTATATATTCTCAGCACCAAGAATGTATCAAGGTCGTATTGAATCTATAGTTAGTAAAACAGTAAGTTTTGCTGATATGATACAATTAACACATTTAAAATTACAACAAGTACTAACTCGTATAGTTCCAGATGGTGTTTATGTAGATGCAGATGGTTTAGCTGAAGTTGATCTAGGTAATGGAACAAACTATAATCCTTCTGAGGCTTTAAACATGTATTTTCAAACTGGTAGTGTTGTAGGTAGATCTTTAACTCAAGATGGTGATCCCAATAGAGGTAAAATACCTATACAAGAATTACAAAGTTCTTCTGGTATATCTAAAATACAATCAATGATACAAACGTATCAGTATTACTTACAGATGATTAGAGATGTAACTGGTTTAAATGAAGCTAGAGATGGTAGCACACCAGATAAAGATGCATTGCTTGGCTTACAAAAATTAGCAGCAGCAAATTCAAATACAGCAACTAGACATATATTACAGTCTTTAATGTATATGACAGTAAGAACTTGTGAAAATATAAGTCTTAGAGTTAGTGATATGTTAGAATTCCCTTTAACTAAAGCTTCATTAGTAAACAGCATTAATAACTTTAATACATCAGCGTTAGAAGAAATAGATGATTTACAATTACACGATTTTGGTATATTTTTAGAATTAGAACCAGATGAAGAAGAACAAGCACAATTAGAAAAAAGTATTCAAGTAGCTTTACAGGCAGGTAATATTGGATTAGAAGATGCAATAGATCTTAGAGAAATATCAAATATTAAACTTGCTAATCAAATGCTTAAAATAACGCAAAAGAAAAAACGAGAAGCGGATAGAGCAGCTCAATTACAAAATATTAAAGCACAAGGAGAGGCTAATCAAAAAGCATCTGAAGCAGCTGCGTTAGCTAATGTTCAACAAGAGCAAGCTGTAGCTCAAACTAAAATACAAATTGAACAAGCTAAATCTCAAATGGAAATATCTAGGATGGAACAAGAGGCTGCAATTAAAAAAGAATTAATGGCTGAAGAGTTTAACTATCAATTACAACTTGCTCAAATGACTGCTGAAAGAGAAACAACAAGAGAAGCTGAAATTGAAGACCGTAAAGATAAAAGAACAAAAATACAAGCAACACAACAAAGTGAAATGATAAATCAAAGACAAAATGATTTATTACCTACTAATTTTGAATCAGAAAATGATTCAATGGGTGGTGGATTTGGTTTAGAATAATTTAATTCACAATAGTTTATTATTAATTTTATATTATCATATTATGTCAAAAAAAGAAAACGAAACAAAAGAAACAAAAATAGCTGAAGTAGCACCTGCTAAACAAGAAGGTGATTTTAAAATAAAGTCAGCAAAAAAAATGAAAGATCTTAGTGAACCTCAAGGTCAAGAATTACATAAAGTAGTTTTAAATAAAAAAGACGAAGAAAAATATGCCATTCAAACACAAGAGACAAATGATAGCAATGTTATTGTCAAAGAGCAAGAAAACAGTGGCGACAGCGAAACAGTGGTTGAAG